CAACTGGCATCAGTTCTCCCACAACTTGCGCCAGGTCCTCTTTATTGATTAAAATCGGATTGCCGTTCTTATCCAAAGCACGTACATAATTTATCTCTTTTTTCTGGGGAAGTGCGCTTTCAACTTCCTTCATTGTTTTTATAGCTCCCATGATTATTTGAATTTAAATTGAACATTGTTTTAATCTTTTCTGAACACCACATCCTGAATCTTCCAGTTCCAGGTCTTGTCGTCCTTCTTTCCGCTGTTATGGAAATTCAAGGCTGACTTAATGATGTTCTCTTTTAAATCGTTTTTCTTGAACTCGACTTCCGCCTTCTGCGGAAATTCCTTTACCTGCGCGGTATCTACCGAGATAACCAGCGCAACCAATAATGTGTCTAACATAATCCTTTTTATTACATTAATAATCGAATACCAATCTCCTTAATACGCTGCCGACCGCTATGCCGGCAGCATCCGCAAGTATGTCCAGCCAGTCCCAGCCCGTACCGACCTTGCAGTTCTTCTTATACATCCAGTCAGCGGCTTCTTTAGTTACACCTGCCGTAACGGCACAGAGTTCACCCACCGTCAGGGTGATGACAAGGCATGCAAGAAAATGCAGCAGCTTGTCGTTAATTCTTGAAAACATATCCATACATTTTTTTTAATTATGGAACCGGAAACGCTATAAAAGTATTTTCTATAATACCCAATACACCCCATATTGCCAATGCTCCTGTAGATGAAATACACTCCAAATGAATACAGCCGTTTCCGGGAACATATATACCAGGTTCACCACTACCAAATATCTTTACTTTCCCATCAGAAACATTAAAGATAGTAAGAGAGCGTCCACCCCAAAAATCGTAATTAGAAGACAAAGCCACTTGAGACAAAGCACTGGTTATTACCATGTGGTCCATAAAGGTATCCGCTGTATCAGGGACTTTCCATATCTGCCCATTTTGAGAAATCCCAGGGGTAACACCCCTCTCTATAGTGACCTTATTCAAATGCACCTTTCCCGAAAAGTCCACGTCACCTTCCTTTGTCCAGCTTACCGCTCCATTGGCTAATTTCCCGCTTCCATCCTTATTCAAAAGGGTTTTCCCGCCGGCAATATTGACACTGCCACTTTTTAAATCACCTGTAAAAGTCCCGTCTGCACCATCCAGGTGCTTCACCCGCAGATTATCCACGTCGATGAGGTCTGCGTCTATCTTCCTGGCAAGCAAAAGCTGCGTACCCAGTAGCGGGTATTCCTGGATAGATTTCCAGGAAGTAGTGTCCGGGTTCTGGGCCACATCGTCGAACGGGTGCATCTCACTGTTTCCGGCCACCGGATTCATCCACATGAATACAAAGCCCTTGTCCTTATCCAGGAAATATTCCCCATTCTTATACTTGAACGGCAGCGGTTTCCAGTCACCCTCGACCGGGAACGGGGACGGGTTCTGACGCACAATGCTGGCCCTCTTCTGAGCAAGAAGGGTCTCGCGGGCACTATCACGGTACGCTTCCACAATCACGGAATCCGCATTGCCCCATTTGTCAGAAGGAAGGTAGTATTCCCATTCGGACGATGCACCGGGGGAATCCGCCGTACCGAGGTCCTTGCCGGCCGACTGGACATGCAGCCGCCAGAATACATCCAGCAGGGCCGCATCAGCCCCGCTGCGGTGCAGGGCTTTCAGCTTCAGCGGTGTAAGCTGCACATTGTTACAGTCCACAGAGATGGCAGCCGGCTGGCACTCGATGTCAACGTATTCCACCGGGTCAGGCTCACGTACCGCCACGACACTCAAAACCGCCGTTGTCATCATAGCTCAATGGGATTAGTGTTCGTTGCGATTACTCTGAATGTCTTGGCGCGTGCCGCATCCGTATAGGTCAGTGCGATGTCCTTGCCCTGGAACTTGTTGCTATCCTTGCCCGACAGCGTGAACGGATTGTTTTCACCGTCGAATGTGGCGAAGTCCCAGCTTGCCACCGCCACTTCCTCTCCGGACTGGCGTTTATAGGCATACGGAATAAGAGTTCCCGTCTCTCCAGGATATATCTGCCCGTCAGAAGCAAGCCCCTTGACCTTGAATGCCGCCAGTATAGGGTCGCTAAGGTCGAACACGGTAATGAAGCCCTTTGCTATGACCTTCGCATTCTGCACAGCCTCACAACTTACCACCAGCGAACCGTCAATATCATTCGCGGCAATGTTCTGGGTTCCCTGAGTTCCGAGGTTGGCCTCTCCCGACGGCAGTTGCTTCTTCCATTGCAACGTGATATTGCCCAAATCGTTGATAAGGTCTCCGCCGCTGTACAGCGATGCCTTCAACGTCAGCACTTCGGACGGATTGATTATCTGCGTACCCTTGTCAGAAGTAATGAATAACTCATACTGTTTACCCGATGATTCCTGGATGACAACATCCGTCGCAAGTTCGTTGAACGCGACCGTATGCCCGCCGATTTCAACTTCCCCGGAAACGGTTATGCGGTCATTGTCATATCCGGAGATGGGCACGAGGTTCTTCATGACGCGAAGTCCCGTCATGGGATAGGACTGCGAGTCTACACTTACATTATACCCGGTTACGCGCTTGAACATGCCGACAAACTGTTCCGTATTGCACAGCCCATCCTCCCCGAATGCAAGTTCGGTACCGTTGTACTTGAATACAAGTTTGGAAGGAATAAGGATGCGCCCGCTGCTCACATCCCGCAATACGACGATGACAATAGGGCGTTTGTCCTCCGCCAACGCTTCAAAGTCCGGTGTATACTTGTCACTACCCTTTGTCCATGCTTGGATAAGAGGTCCGTTATCCACGCGTACATACCCGTTGACGGTTGTTCCGTTGCTCACCGCCACGATAGCCAGTGAAGCGGTCACTTGATTCTGGTTCATCGTCTGCCTCCTTTCCTTTTTCCGTCAGTCTTTGCCCCGGCCGGCTGTTCCGGACCGGTCACGCTGCCATCACCCTCTTCCGACGCCCCGCTGTCGCTGTCCGGATTCTGCTCCTGGCTGAAACCGGGGTCTATTTCCTCTTCCTCTTCGGGTGTCACACTGAAACCGGGGTCGATGTCCTCTGAACCCTGCATCGCTTCCTGCTGTTTCTCTATCAGTTCCTTCAACTCACGTGCAGAACCGATGATGTCGATGTCAAGAAGAGTACCCACATTCCGCATCTCACTGATAGGAATGTACACCCTGCCATCCGGAAGGGTATTCATTATCCCAAAGAATTTGCCTTCGAGCTTTGCCTTTTCTACAATTACGTACATATTGATTAAAGTTTAAAGTTGTTACTCAATTATTCATATACCGGCCCAGTGGCAATGAATACCGTCTGTCCGTCAACCTGCGAGGATATAACGGCGCCTTCCTCATCGCCCATCAGGGACTCACCGATGAGAAGCCCCACTTCCGCCCGCACATGGAAGATATATTTTGCCGGGAAACCCTTGTCCGCCGGAATGAACTCCAGCGTCCGCCCACCGGTTGCCAGCACCTTCTCCGGCTCGCCCGGCTTGGCACTCTGGCCTTTCCATGTGATGCGGAAAAGGTCATCGTACTCTGTACCGTATTCACGGCGGTTGTCGAAGATGCGTATTTCATAGGCGCTCGGCTGCTTCATATCATCGGAAAGGGTAAAACCCTTTGTCTGGATAATTTCGCAATTTAAGGAAACGGCCATCTCCGTCTTTACCTCAATAACCTTTTCCAGCCGCCCGTCCGTAGGGGCCTGCGGTCTGCTGCCCGCATATTCACAGGCGCGGCAACGGAAACTTGCACCAGTGACATACTTCGCCTGATACATCAGCTTACGGGTGTACACTCCGTTCCCGTCATGGCAGACAATACCGGGGTCGTCCAGCTTAACAGGACGGTATGCTCCGTTTTCGAGGATGTCCCAGAAGTATGCGGCGTGTTCATCATCCACGGGTTCAGTGCCCGTATAGAGCTGCGGTTCTATCTCCCTGTCCCAATAACCGGAACGGTCGGCCAGGCGAAGCGGGTCGGTCACCATCACGGAATCACCCTTCAGGCGCAACGAATACGCCTTGTTGTCGTACAGGTGCGAATACGACCTGATGCTCCTTTCGACCCTGACCTCGCGATTCGTGCGCGGGTCCGTGAATATCGCGATACCGAAATACTCCACCGGCTTCTCCGGCGGAATGTTCTTCCGGATGGTAAGCGCATATTTGGGCACACCGCCGCTGCCGTCGGAAATGCTGTAATACTCGCCCTCGACGATACGGTTGGCCGACTTGTCACGGGGTGCGCCCTCGAACCACTCCACCCCCGTGAGTTCCATTTCACCGAATACCGTCTTCTCATCGAACGCCGATACCTTCGGCACGATGACCAGCGGTGTCAGGGTCCGGTCGGGGCTGTATTCCCGCAGCTGCTTGTCATACGTCTGCACGGGACTGCCCGACAATACTATTATCTCTCCCTGAAGGGAAAGGGGGGCAACGTAAATACGGCCCCACTGCTTGTTACTCTTTATTCCCATAGTTATAATATGTCAAATCCTAAATTCTTATCCACTTCCTCCAACCTGCCGTTTACCGGAAAGAACACCCGGCAGGTGAATATCACGGACTTGCTGACAAAACCGAAATCCGAACCGACCCCGTGCTGATTCCCGTTGTCAATATGAATGGCAAGCCTGTTGCCATCCACGTACTCAGGCGTCCAGAGGTTATCTGCCGGAACATTGCCACTATTGCGGAACCACTCCACTTCGGTAGCATCGTCCGCCATCACATCATCCGTTATGTCAATTGTACCATAGAAAACGCGCCCGGAAATCACCTCATCCACACCACCTATGACGAATGCCTCCCCGCCTGATAGGGAGAGTTGGAGCGAATACCTGCTGTCGCCCTCAAGGAGTCCCCATGAAGGGGAGTTCCATTTAGGTTCGTCGGTTGTCTTGTCCTTCAGACACCCCCACTTGCAGCCAAGGTGGTAGACCGTATGCTGTTCCAGCAGGGTATATTCACTGCCGGAAGGTTTCGACAGTTCGTGCTGTACAAAGCGATAAGGAGCGCCGCTCTGGGCCGTTTCCAGCGACCAGATACCCCGGTCTACCTTGCTGGGAATGACATCACCGTTATAATCGAACTGATAGAATTTCTCGGCAATGACCGTCTGTGCAACGATGCCAACATCTTCGGTTGTCACCGGCAGTTTTTCGAGTGCCTTGATGTTAGGGAGTTTTCCGATTGTAAGCGCATAGTTGTAGTCCTCCAATATCGGCTTATAGACATTGGACAAGAACATAATCCGACCTTCTCGTGAAGAAATCATCCACGACTGCGCCCGACCGTTGAAGCCGCCCTCTTCAGGAAGCGTACTGTTACCCCTGCGGGTTACGTTGTAACCAGCCAACGGCGGATAGTTCGTGCCTCCAGGCACTTCGCTGTCCGGATAGAGCACGACCGTTATGCTGTTCTCCTGCGCATTGGTGGTAAGAATACGCATCCAACTGGTGTAATACTCGGAACCACCTGTAAGCTGTGTGTTAATGATGGAGAAGCAGACATCATTCTCCTGGAACTTCATGAAGTCGAAGTCCGTGCGTTTCTCTATTTTCAAACGATAGGTGCTCTCTCCCAAATCCTCCACGGATTTTATCTTACCAATCTCGGTGAAGGAGTAATCTGACTCCATTCCTTGAATCTGGTTTATTATCAAGTCAAGCACTGACAGTGAACCGCGGACTTCCAACCGTTCTACCTGTGCCCGGCCATCAGGGAATATCCCTGCACCCTTGCCGGCAATCATACTGTCTACGAACTCGCCGAACCTTACCGGGTCCATGAAGGTTTTCGTACCGTATGCCGTGTCCGGATATAACCGGGAAAAGAAGTCATATAGACAGCGGCGTGCCGAATACAGGTTGTTGTCCGTCGGAAGGGTACGGTCGCCGGTCCTGATTATATCGGGAAGGGACGATGCGACATCACGGATATAGTTCTGCACCCCGGTTATGCCGTCCCGTATCTGTTCGAGCGTTCCGGAACTCAGGGCGTCGCTTATCTCCAGATCCATCTTCGAGGGCAGGTTCACATTCCGGGTAATCTTCGTGATACGGCTGTCACGGTAGCCGGTATCCGGAAAATACTTCCGGCTCTCCAGCCTTACACGCCGCCCGATGAACAGCTCCGCACCGTGCTCCTCAACCCATACATGGTCAGTCGGGGCCTTGTAGACGCCGATGTCCTGCCAGTGTTCCCGGTTGTACTTGTCTACGGCATCGCTGAACTCCTTTTCGGCCGACGGGTAATACTCGTCGGGCATGCGGATATTCCAGATTATATAACGGTCGCCCACCTTCGGGACAAGCGTGTCACCCGGAAGCTGCATGCCGTCATCATAAGGCCAGATGGTCACAATCTCAAACTCACGGGTGTCGCTGTCGAAATTGACATCGAAATAGTGTCCGTCATCCTTGCCGAGCCCTGCAAGCTCACCGTCCTGGAACGATACGCGCTTGACCGCTCCGGGAAGTTCATAACTGTTCGGGTCGAAATCCAGGGAAGCGTCACTGAAATAATATACCGTGTAGGGTTCACCGTCCTTGTCCTTCACCTCCTTGCTGCGCACGCCGCTTACCGTACCCACACGCCTGGGATAGATACCGCTGAAGGCATCGCGTTCGTAGCGGTCGAATATGCCGTACTCGTCAACGCCCACCTCGACAAACTTCTTCCCGCCCGGAAGCATCAGGCGGCTGCTGCCGTACTTTTCCGGGTCGATGTTGCGCGAGGAGCCTATCGGGAACAGGCGGGTGTAGAACCCGGCCGTGCTGCCCGTGACGCGTTCCAGGGAAACCAGCCCACCGCCGTAACCCAGCGTGATGCTTTCCCCGTGCTCGCAGCGGCAGACGTTCACCGTCTGTCCCTCGACCCACCATTCGGCCTTGCCGCCCACTTTTTCGGCAATCGCCTTCAGTGCCTCATTGCAGTACATCCCCTCGTAATCTATGACGATGAGTTCCGTACCGTCAACCTGCCCGACCTTCCAGTCGGTGACATCCCCCATGCCGGCATTGACGGCACTGACCACCAGCGCCACATGCTCCCGCGGCGTAGCTGTCAGCGTGAACACCGGTTCGGCATCGCCGTCCGTCGTCTCCAGTACAAGGAAACGCCTGACGAGGCTCTCGATGCCGTACAGTTTCAGATCGTAGCGCCATTCGCCTTCACTCACCTGCTTCGGCGTGTAGCGTTCCGTCAGCCAGTAACGCTCGCCCATGAAGTCCGTGTAGTCGTTCACATCGACGGCTATATGGGCATGGTGCGTGAAGGAGAGGGCCAGCACGTTGTCACCCTGCACCTCCTTCCGCTGGGTCGAGCTGTCGTCAGCGGCGATGTCCGCCCGCCTGTTTCCTTTCCTGTCGTATATCGTAATCATGTTCGGTTATCGTTTAAATGCCGTTTGAATGTCTTTTTAATCCGTCAGATGACCGGTACGGGTTCACGGAACTTCACCTTGAACTTGCCCGCATGCACTCCCTCCCTCCACAGATAGGTCAGCGGGGTAAACTTCGTGCAGTCCGCATATTTCAACCGCAGCTGCAGCCCCAACTGGGGGAGGCTGATGTCCAGCCAGCCGTCTTTCCCCTGTTTCAGGAAGTTCACAAAGGCGAAGTACTGTCTCATCCATCCCGCCTTTGTCCGGTTGAACAGGGCGAAGTTCAGCGTCACGTCACGCGCCTCGTTCCTCGGGGTGAGCACGGCGCTGTATTTCTCCCCGTGCTCCTCCCGTATATCCACGGCCGTGTCCTTCTTGGCCTTGCTCGGGGTCAGGATGGCCGTCAGGTTCTCCATGCCGCCGCGCCGGTCTTCCACCAGGAATACACCGTATTCAGTCCAGATGTCCGTGCCGTTTACCAGCACCAGACCGCTCAGTATATCTGCCATATCAGTTAAATTTTATACCGTCACGTTTTATCGTACGTATATCTTCCTTTATCTCGCCCAGGCAGGCGGTACCCAGCCTGGTGTGCTCCTCTATTTTAGCCAGGTATCCTTCGGCAGCGCTCATCTTCTCCGCGACGTTCTCGATGCCGCTGTCCATGCTTGCCCAATGCCGGAGACCGCCGGTGAACATGCCCTCCATCTTCGTGCCCTGCTCCTGCGTCATGGCGGTGAAAGCGCCGGGCTTGCCCGTCTGCACCGTGCCTTCCTCCTGCACCTTGTCGTAGCCCGTGGCGGCGGCAAGTTTGTCACGGAGCTTCATGGCTTCTTCCACATACTGCATGTACTCATCCGTCAGCGCGTTCCGTTCCGCTTCGGTCAGATCGTTGTCCTCCATCGCCTTGCCGAACTTCTCCCACCAGCCCTTCAGCTTATCGCTGTACAGCTCGCCGATCTTATTGCTCAGCATCGCACGCATGAAGTATTCCGAAATGTCCTCAGCCGCATCCTTGGCACCGTACTTCATGTTCATCAGGTTGTCGATGAAGCTGCTGTACATACCGTCGAATGAAATACCGGTCAGCCCCTCATACAGCTGGTCGGTCAGCTCCTCCAGCTTGCCGGCCTGGTCTATATAGTCATCCAGCTTCTCGGTCAGTCGCCCGCCGTAGCCGCCCTTGCCGGTGTTCTGGATTTGAGTCCACATATCCACGTTGCTGCGTAGTGCCTTCATCTCCTCCGGGCTCAGGCTCCACAGGTTCCCGTCCCACTGGCGGCCTATCTGCCCGCTCAGTTTGTCAATCTGTGCCTGACTGAATCCGCCCCAGTAGTAGTTCCAGGAATGGTGGCTGCCGCTGTAACGTGCCTGTTCCTGCGCTATCTGCAGATAGTTCGCATTCGTCTCCTTCTGGTATTTGTACGCATCCCGGTAAGCTTCCACCGATTTAGTCCCCTTGCTTGCCTTGATGGTATCGGTCAGATCTTCGATGGAAGTCTGCAGTTTCTCGTTCCGGTCCGTAAGGCGGTCTATTGCGGCCTGTACCTCCTTGGCATTTCCGCCAATGCCGAACAGCTTGTTGAAACCTCCGAAAGACACCGTATTCAGCAATCCTCCGATACCATTCACAAGGGAACCGCCTATCTGTTTGAACAGGTCCCCACTGAGGATATTGTCGAGCATTCCGGTTATCGCATTGAAGATGGTGTCTATCAATGATGAGATAATCGGGCCAATACCGTCTTTCAGCAAATCCAGTATGGAAAGAATGGCCGATATAATCTGTCCGATGACTCCGGCACTTGACAGGGTCTCGGACATCTGACTGATGGCATCACCGACCTTGCCCCCAATATTCAGTTTTGACAGCCCGGTAAGCATATTCTGGATTCCTTCAAATGACCCCTGTAAGGTTCCGCTTGCAAAACCGTGCAATCCGTCGGATACCATGTTCAATCCGTCAACCGTGTCCTGGGAGGCTATTTTCACATCCCCGGCAAGTGTTTTCATTTCGGAAGTGGCATTCTGGTACTCTTCGTCAGCTGAAGCACTGGACGATTGGGCCATTTGAAGAGCGATTTCGGTACGTTCTATTTCTGCCTGGTTGCCGTTCTCAAGCGCTTTGTTGTAATCGGTCTGCGCCGCCTTCAACCGGCTGAATGCCGCTTCCTGTAGCAGTTCCGCATTTTGCACACGTGTTACGGCATCCCCCAAAGCGTGCATCTGCGTTTGTAACCGGGCAAAATCCAATGTCCCGTTTCCGCCGGGAAGCATGCTTTGAATACGTTCAATGGCATCGTAGACGACCTGCTGGTCTGCTGCTCCCGAACTTTTGAACTCATCCGTCTTGACATACTGTTTAAGCTCGCCAAGCAGGTTCTTCATCTGGTCTGCAAGCAGGCCGGTCAAGTCCCCGAATGCCGCCCCCCAGTCTATCTTTTGGGAAAGGGCTTCCATATCCACTTTATGCACAGCCGAATCACGCTGCTTCTCCAAAGTCAGCCTTTCTCCCTGAGACTGCGCCTTGCGGATTTTCTCCGCATATTCCTCAGCGATGGCCAGTTTCTGCTGCTGGAATGTCCCGTATTCCTTCAAATAGTCACGCATGGCTTCCGCCTCTTCCCTGTACACGTCCGATTCCGCTTTTTTCCGGGACTCGGCATTTGAGGCACGGGCTTTTTCAAGTTCATCCTGTTGCTCCCGGGTAAGTCCGTTATCTCCGGTGGACAGACCGGCTTCCTTGTTCTCCCGCTTCCAGGCTGCTTCCTGTCGGTTAATTTCTTCTTTCCTCGCGTTATAGTCATATTCGATTTGTGCCAGTTTCTTTTCGGTGCCGGCTTGCATGCGGTCTATCTCTGCCTTCCGGTTCTCTGCCTGCAGGGCGGCAAGTTCCTGCGCCAGCCTGCGCTCGGCGGCAAGCCGCTGTTTGGCTTCCGCTTCCGCATTCTTACCGGACTGTTCGGGGTCGGTATGTCCGCCTATTCCTGCCTTTTTATCAAGTTCAATACGTTCTTTGGCAAGATTTTCAGCAGCACCAATATAACCGTCGTATTCTTTTTGCAGCCGTTCCAGTTCCTCCTTTTTTTTCCAGCGACCATTATTATTCTGTTTGTAGGACTGGTCGGAAGAAAAGAAACGGTCAATCTTTCCGCCATACCCCCACCATGTATCAAATTCGCTTTCATCCTTCGCCTCTGTCTCTGCAATCTTATCATCGACTTCTGATGCTTTTTTTACTAAACTCTGAACCTTCATCTGGAGAAACAGGGATTGCACATAATCCTCACTTTTCTTTCTGATAGTATCGTACCATTCAGAAAGTGTCTGATAGTAGCCGAAACTTTCCCCGTACTTGCGGTTCAGTTCCTCCACCTTGGCCTTTTCCTGTTCCTTGCTGCCGGTGAAATTCTTTATTTCGTCGATGACCGATTTGAGCTCGAAACGGGTACGCACCATCTTGGCGCGGCCGTCCTTTTCTATCTCGGTCATTTCCCTGAGTGATATGTTGAATTCGTCCACACCTTTCCTGGCACTGAACAAGTCTTTTGTCCACGCCACGATCTCGTCACCGTACATCACCAGCAGCATGATGCCGGTGGTGAACGCTGTCTGCCATGAAAAGAGGGAGGAAAGCACCTGCTTCCATACCGGTATCCCTTTTTTGCCGGACTTCTGCAGCTCGTCGTATTCCTTCCGGGCACGGGCCAGCTCGTCTGTAAAAACCGGCAGGTTGTTGCTGATGGCCATAAAGAACATCTGAGGTCCCATGGCCAGCGAGGGCATTTCACGGGCTATCTGCTGGATGCTGTTGTGCAGGCCGCCCAACTGGCGTCGGGCGTCGGGCACATCCGCAGGCGTAACCTGTACGGATTCCGATTCCTCCTGCAGCTGCTTCAGCCTGGAACGCAACTCCTCAAGAGTCTTTTCCAGCGCGTTAATCTGTGCGATGTTCGCACGTTGGTCCAGGTTGGGGGCGGCTGCCTCACCGGCAAGGCGCAGCCTTTCCAGTTCAGCCTCCAGCAGCCTGACGGTATTACGCAGTTCCAGCGCCTCACGCTCGGCCTTGTCCATGCCGGGCGTGAGTTTGTCCTTCATTAAAAATTCAATTTCTACAGGTTTGCTCATTCCAGTCTGCTTTGAAAAAATCCTACAATATCATTCGCTTCATCTTCCGCGCTGGACTCCGGTCTGGAATCATGGTTTCCGCTGCCTTGCTTTTGACGCACATACCGGGGCGCGTCGCCCAGCATCATAATCAGCGTCTGGTAGTTCACACCGTCCAGGATGTAGTCCACACTCCAACCGGTCGCGGTCGCTATCTGCCACACGAAGCCGAAAGGGCTATGGGAACCCTCATAACGGGTTCTTAACTCCCCTTCCTTGCCCGGCTCAGTCTCGGCTTCATCGGGTTCGCCCGCGCTACCGACCTGATAATACGCATAAAATCCTCCGTGCCCATCATCCGCTCAAATGTCCGGAACATGGCCGTCAGATAGCGCCACTCTACGAAGTTCCGCAGTACCCAGGCCGTCAGACCGATACCCGCATGCCACGACACGTAGCCCCGGCATACCGTATAGGCCAGCAGCCGGCTCACTGCCTGACCATGCTCCGCCACAAAGGCCAGTTCCTCCGCCTTGTCTTTCGGCTGCCAGTCGGGCTTGACACCCATCTTCAGGTATTCCCTGGCCAGCAATATCAGCCCCCGCAATCGCGGCCGCTTCATCGTCACACGCATCTCCACGGGACGTTTCAGCCAAGGCAGCTTCCACTTTTTAAGAGGAACGGACACGCCGCTGTCAAGCAGCGCGTCCGCACATTCCATTTCTATCAGTTGTTCCAATCGGTCGGCCATACCTTAATCCTTTCTGCTTTTGGCCTGTACAGACGCGGCTGCTTCCGCTGCCGGAAGCTTGTACTGTTTCCACTCATCCGGAAGGGCGTCCGCATAGAACACACCGTAGGGCTGCGAACCGTCCTCCGGCATAGCCACCTCAAGCGTGCATTCTATCTTGGCCGTTTCCGTAAGCGTCAGCTTGCCGCCCAGGTTGGAAAGCAACGTACCGTTCGGTATCAGTACGCTCTGTCCGGACACCAGGCTGAGTTCCCACGGTCCCTGCATCAGGATGGCGGTCTGCGGAGCGGTCCAGCCTACAGGGTTCTTCTTCTCGCTGTCCTCTGTCTTGTAGTGCAACGAACCGCCCAGCAGTGCATGCAGGTTCTTGTAGTCCATCTGGATTACATTAAACGTGGGGGCAATGCTGCCGTTGCTCTGAGGAATAACCAGCACCGGGGCTCCAGGCGCCTGTTCAGCCTCAATCTTCGCGGCTTCGGGTTTCTGGCCGCCCAGGTCGAACGAACCTTTCTCGATGTAACCCACCACAAAGTCCTTGTATTTCACGGCACCGATGCCGTACATGAAATTCTTGTTCATCATTTCTTCAGTTTGATGGTTAATAACACACCGGCAAACAAGCCGGCCAATACACCTATGATAAACACCCGTACCGGGTTCGGAGGGCGTTTTTCTTCCGTTTGAACGTCATTTAAAGTTCCATTCCTGGTCTCGCTGCGGATGCGCGCCAGCTCTTCTTCATACCATAGCACCAGCTGCTGCAGACTGTCACACGAGGCTTCGGCCACGATGTTCCCGCTGCCGTCGCTGCCTACGGTCAGATTCGCCTGCCCGCTCTTACCACGGTACACGGCACCTTCAGGAAGTTTACGGAGGCTGTCCGGCGGTATCGTCAGCTTCACCGCACTCGCCGGTATCCCCGCCATCACCAGTCCCGCCCGCCGACTTCCGCCCGCGCTGTCGGCGCTTGCCGCTTCCGTCTGTATCTTCTCCGCCATCGTGCTCTTCCTGCTGCTTGCGCAGCCCGCCAAGCACAGGGCAATCGTCATGATGGCGGCAACTGTTGGCCGTGTCAATAGCCTTCCTGAGCCGTGCCATCTCGCGTTTGTTCGCCTGCAGGTCCTTTCTTGTTGCATTCAGTTCTTCTTTTAACGGTTCGACAATATTCTCTATCAGGATGCGCGTGGCCTTGTCCACGTTATCGATACGCACGGTCTCGGCCGTGGCGTTCGCCTTCCTGACAGTAGGCCTGATGGTTATCAGGGCCGTCAGGGCGGTGGCAAGACCGCCGCCCAGGACAAGGTTCAGCAGCTCGTTGAAATCCATAGCGCATCCAGGCCGGACAACCGGCTATTTGCCTGACGCCTTTCTGGCGAACAGGCCGATCAGCCACTGTATGAAACCCGTATCGGCAATGCCGTTGGCCACAAGGGAGGAACCCAGACCGTAAAGAAGGGCGATATACCACTCCACATCCGCCACAAAGCCCGCGTCAAGCCACCAAAGCAGCATCGCGGCGGCAATGCCGGTAAGCCAGCTCACAAGCTGCGTCCAGATGCCTGACATTTTTGGGAAAAGTTTCTTGATGCCCTCCACAAGGAGGACAACGCCGCCGGCGAAACCGGCAAAAGTCGCAATCATCGCGTCATAGTCAGCCTCAGGGGTCACACCATCCTGGGCAAAAGCCACGGATACGAATCCGAGCATCAGTGCAAAAAATAATAGAAATCGTTTCATCTGTCTTTTGATTTATTGGTTTATACCTATTTCTTTCAGCCATTTCTGTACATCGAAGCTGGGGCAGGCTTTCGCCGCCAGTTCGTTATGGCCCACAATGCGAACATCCGGGAATCGGCGGTGGAAATCCTTCACATACTTCTCCAGCGCCTTCTCCTGACAAGCCGTGCGGGTGTCTTTCGGGGTCTTCCCGTCCCCGGCCACTCCTCCGGCATATACGATATGACGGCTCACACTGTTGTAACCTTTGGCTCCGTTGGTCACTTCCCAAGGGTCCACCTCGGCGTCCTCGTTGTTGTCTACAAGACGTTCCACACCCCCGTTCAGGTGGAACAGGTCGGTATAGCCCACCTGCTTCCAGCCTCTTCCTCCCCGGCACACCGGAGAAGTATGCCATTTGCGGATGTCCGCCGATGACACCTCACGCCCCTCCGGGGTGGCCGTACAGTGAATTACCAGATACTTCAACTTTGCCATGCCTACGCCTCCTGTTTTGCCTGACTGACGGTTATCTTCACGGTTCTGGTCTTGTCGGAGTCCAGCGTCAGGGTGACAGCCCCGCTCTTGTCCTTTCCCGTCGTATTGGCTGCGGCGGAGATACGGATACCGTTATCCGTCGGGGACACGGTAAAGCCCGCAGGGGATGCGCTCACGCTGTACTCGCCGGATGCGGTCACGGCAACATCCTGGCTGCCGCCTTCCGGCTTGATGGTCACCGCGGTCGGAACGGCAGACAGCTTTTTCTCCGCGGGCTTGAACACCGGATTCGGACGTTTGTCCAGCACCACCACCTCCTCACCGAACGCGATGTTCGTATCGGCCTTCATCAGCATCTTGAAGAAGTACAGTTCGCTGGCATTCGAGATTTTATCAATCTGAATCACGTCCTCGTCATCCTGCAGGTTCACCGCCGCAAACAGGTTACCGCCGGCATCGGGCGAACAAAGGGTGCAGACAATCAGGTCATCGGGCCAGGCGGCAAGGGTCTCGATGGTAATGCCCTTGTAGCGGCGGGCATTCACGTCGGTTTCGCTTGCATTCTTGGCCTCGCGCTGGGTCAGTTCGTCGTCATACTTGTCAAAGTCGTTCACGCTCATCAGAATGCGAAGGTCCGGGTTGTTGCGGATAGCTACGGGAATCTTCACGCGCAGAGCCTTCAGGCGGCCCAGCATGGTCGATTCCGCACTGTCCACCACAATAACCTCGGTGTCCTTGGCCATTTGGGTCAGGATGCCGTTGAACAGGTGGTCATCGTCATCGCCGTACTCACCGTTCACATAATGGTTGCCCAGTTCAAACTGCACCTGCTTGGCCAGTTCGGCAAGCAGGGCGTTCTGTGCTTCGGGCGGAAGTTCCGAAAACACCAGGTTGCCCTTCGGCTGCCACTTGCGCCAGATGTTCTCGAACGTGCGGGGATTGAACACCGTAAAGGCCATGAAGTCCACCGGGTCAAGGCTCTTTTCATCGTAGTTGAAGTTGCCCTTTGAATCTTCCACACCGGGGTTTTCCTTGCGCTTCTGAAGCATCTTGCCCGTTTTCAGGCGGGGCAGGCTGATTTTCTTCTCCACACCGGGAATCACCATGATCAGCCCCTTTTCCACAATCTCGTTGTTAGTCGCGGCAAGTGTCAGCAACTGTTCCAGTACCTCGCCGCTGTAATTCGTGTTTCTTACAATTATTGCCATATCTCAATCACTTTTTACGTTTGTCCTTGATTTCACGCATACGCCTGTTCCAGGGGCTTTCTTCACCGTCCGGTTCCAGGTGCAGGTCTTCCATCACACGGCGCTTCACCGGCAGTTGGGCCAAGGCCTTTTCGCCGTTCTCGCGGTCATTTGCCAGAAGGTTCTCGTAGATGGGACGGGTCGTCGCATCGATGCGTCCGTCCTTCTCTGCCGCGTCAAGCAACTGCTTGCGGGCGGCAATGTCATCGGCAGCGGCCTTGTCCTCGTAGGTCTTCACCTTTGCCTTCAGGTCGGTATTCTCCCGCGTGAGGCCGGGAACCTTTCCCGCCTCTTCCTCCAGCTGGTCCATCATGCGGAACACATCCGCATCACTCGCGCAATCCTTGAAGCGCGGGCGTTTCTTTACATCTTCCAGATTCATGTCTTCTCTGTTTTTTTGTGGCTCAACGAGCCGGTTATTGAATAAAGTATATATCTGTGCCGGTGTGCTGTCCTCCGGCACGGGGTCTGCATCATAGATGCCGTCTATGAAACCAAGGTCCAAAGCTTCCTGTGCGGTCAGCCAGTGGTCTTCACCGTCAAAATAGGTTTGCCTGATCGTGTCCGGGTCCAGTCCCAGACGTTCGGAGTAAATCTCACTCAGGCTGCTTTCCAGACTTTCTATCTCTTCCATGCACCGCTGCAGGTCCTGTTTGTTGCCGTAGCATCCGCCGCTCACACTGTGCAGCATCAGCCGGGCATACCGGCTCATCTCCACCGGCTTGCCGCAAAGGGCTATCACACTGGCCATGCTGGCGGCTATGCCATCCACATAGATGCGGATGTCGGCCTTGCTCTGGCGCAGGGCGTTGAATATCGCAATACCGCTGTACACTTCCCCGCCGTTGCTGTTTATGCGTATATGGATGCGCCGGCTCACCCGCTCGGCTTCCATCAGTTCCTGTGCTATGCGCCCGCTTTGCACCTCGGTATAGTCCCCGATGTCCCCGTACAGGAATATCGTGCTGATACCGTCATCGCTTGTTGTAATATTGAAAAATCTGCTCATCGTCATGTCTTTACCTGCGGTTTCCCCGCGTTTCGATGGTGCGAAAATAGGACATTCCCATGGCACGGGGAAACCGCGTTTTTATCATGTCGGTTTCCGGTGTTATCATGCCGCTGCAACCCGGCATCATGCGCGCAGCCTTTTACAAAGACCGCTTTTTGATGCAATTTTGTAACGTGATTTACAATTAAAAAGGACGATTTATGGCAGATTTGACGAATGCCCAGAAAAAGGAATGGGCAAAGACTTTGTACCTCAAGGAAAACCTCACACAGCAGGAAATTGCCGACCGTGTGGGCGTGTCGCGGGTGTCAGTATCCAATTGGGTTCGGGCCGGGAAGTGGGAGGAACAGAAGGTGGGGCTTACGCTCACAAGGCAGGAACAGGTGGCTAACCTCTACCGGCAGGTGGCCGAAATAAACAAGGCCATCGCCGAACGGCCCGAGGGGGAACGGTTCCCCTCATCCAGAGAGGCTGACATTCTCGGGAAACTGTCGGCGGCCATACGCAACATGGAGCAGGAAGTGGGCATTGCCGACATCATCAGTGTTTTAACCGGACTCATCGACTGGGTACGGGCGGCCGACCTTGAAAAGGCAAAGGAAATCACCCGGCTGGCCGATGCGTACATTAAAGACAAATTATAAAGGGATAGACAATGAAACAGACTGACAGACTCGCTCTCCTGGATTGGGAGAAGTACAAAGAAGACATCGCAAGGGCTACACCGGTCGACCGGAACATGACGGCAGCCGAACGGGAAAAACACCGGGAATATCTTGAGAAACATCCTATAGAATGGATCAGGTTCTTTTTCCCGAATTATGCCAAATCTGAATTCGCCGATTTCCAGAAAAAGGCTATCCGGCGGATCATTGCACACGATGAATGGTTCGAGGTTCTGTCCTGGAGCCGTGAGCTGGCCAAATCCACAGTCACCATGTTCATCGTCATGTATCTCACGCTTACCGGACGCAAAAAGAATGTTATACTGACCTCCAACAGCAAGGACAATGCGGTGCGCCTGCTCGATCCCTACCGGGCAAATCTCGAAGCCAACGGGCGCATCATGGCATACTACGGCAAACAGGAAATGCCGGGTTCATGGACGGAGGACGAATTCACCACCAAAGGGAAGGTTTCGTTCCGGGCACTGGGTGCCGGGCAGTCGCCGCGTGGTTCGCGTAACGAGGCCATACGTCCTGACGTGCTGCTGGTCGATGACTTTGATACGGACGAGGACACCAAGAATCCGGACATCATCCAGAAGCGCTGGGACTGGTGGGAAAATGCGCTGTACCCCACACGTTCCATTTCCGAACCTACACTGGTCATCTTCTGCGGAAACATCATCGCCAAGGACTGCTGCGTGGTGAGGGCGGGCGAAATGGCCGACTCCTGGGACATCGTGAACATCCGCGACAAAAACGGTTTTTCCACATGGCCGGAAAAGAACTCGGAAGAGGACATCGACCGCACACTGTCCAAAATATCCAAAAAGGCGGCACAGGGAGAATATTTCAACAACCCGATTTCCGTGGGAGAGGTATTCGAAAACATTGCATACGGCAAGGTTCCGGCACTCTCCAAATTCAAGTTCCTCGTGGTGTATGGCGACCCGGCACCGGGCGAAAGCAAGGGTAAGAAAGGCAAATCCTTCAAGACGGTTTCGCTCTGTGGCAAATTGGGTGGCAGGCTTTACGTCATCAAGACTTTCCTGGCACAGGCGCTCAATGCGGAGTTCATTGACTGGTATGTCCGGATGCTTGAATTTGTCGGGGGCAAGACCAATGTCTATTGCTACATGGAGAACAACAAGCTGCAGGACCCTTTCTTCCAACAGGTGTTCAAACCGCTGGTGGCAAAAGTACGCCGCGAACAGAAGATTGCGCTGTTCATCCGGGGCGACGAGGAGAAGAAGACGGACAAGGCTACGCGCATCGAGGCCAACCTTGAACCGCTCAACCGCGAGGGGAACCTCATCCTCAACGAGGCTGAACGGGACAATCCGCACATGAAGGAACTGGAGGATCAATTCAAGTTGTTCACCCTGACCATGCGCTATCCGGCCGACGGACCGGATGCGGTCGAAGGGGCGAACCGTATCATTGACGAACTGATCAGGCGCATTGAACCGCCCGTATTCCGATCACGGAAGGATGTAAGAAAACGGAATAAGAAAAGATTATGACAACTCTAAAACAATAGGACTATGAGCAAATTTGTTGAACTTACCGATTACGATGCGAGCATCCACCGAGACATCCTCGACGCACTGGTTCGCGAAGACGAAACGGTCATTGAGGTTTGCGAGGACAGGGCCATTGCCGAAATGCGGTGTTATCTGGGCAAACGCTACGACTGCAACAAGATTTTTGCAGCCACCGGCGAGAACCGTAACCAGCTCGTGCTGATGATGGTCATCGACATGGCGGTCTATCACATCTTCTGCATCCACAACCCGCAGAAACTTTCCCAGGTACGCAAGGATCGTTACGAACGGGCGGTGGAATGGATGAAGGCGGTGGCCGACGAGGACATTTCAATCGAAGGGGCTCCGCTGCTGCCCGAGGAACAAAGGGCGGGCAGGTCGGATTTCCGCATTCAAAGCAACCGCAAACGAACGAACCACTGGTAAAAAGCAAGCATCATGAAAAAGAAAAACAGAAAAAACAACAAAGCCGGCATCATCACCGTAGGGGGAAACTTCACGTTGCCGGGACAAAAGAGACCGAATGTGATTGTGCTCACACAGCCCAAACGCTTCGGGCTGGACATTTCCGACTACATGGCAGCCGTAAGGGTGGCCGAGAATGTCGATTTCTCGCGACGTTACAAACTTTATGACCTCTACGAGGACATTCTGATGGATACCCACCTTTCCTGTGTGCTCGAAAAGCGAAAGAATGCCGTGCTGTGCTCCAACATGGAATTCCGGGTGGACGGGAAGCCCGACGATAAAATCAACGAACAGATACAGTCGCCCTGGTTCAACCGGCTGGTGGGTGACATCCTTGATGCGAAATTCTGGGGCTTCTCGCTCTGCCAGTTCTACAAGCTGCAGGAGTGGGTGGATTATGACCTGGTACCACGCAAGCATGTGGATCCGGTCAGGGAACTCATCCTGCGCCACCAGACGGACATTACCGGCCATTCCTGGAATGAATATACCGACCTGCTGTTTGTGGGTTCACCGTCCGATTTGGGGCTGTTGGCCAAGGCTGCACCTTGGGTCATCTACAAACGTAACACTACGGGCGACTGGGCACAGTTCTCCGAGGTATTCGGCATGCCTATCCAGGAATATATCTATGATTCCGACGACGACGAGTCACGCCAGCGGGCCATGGAGGATGCGGCCAATGCCGGAAGTCTGGCGCAGTTCTTCCATGCCAAGGACACGGAACTCAAACTCACGGAAGCCGGAAACAAAACAGGGTCTGCCGATGTCTATGAACGCCTCTGCGAGCGGTGCAACAACGAAATTTCCAAACTGATACTGGGCAATACGCTGACCACCGAATCGTCCGAAAAAGGCACGCAGGCTTTGGGTACGGTTCATAAGAAAGTAGAGGACAAGGTACTGGAGGCCGACCGGAAGTACGTGCTCAACGTGCTGAATTACGACATGACGGACATTCTGCTGCGCATGGGCATCAACACCGAAGGGGGTACGTTCTGTTTCCCCGAACCGAAGGAAACGGATGCCGGTACCAAAATATCCATCCTCACGCAGCTGAAGAAGAACTTCAACATCCCCATCGACGACGACTATCTCTATGAGGAATTCGGTATCGACAAACCGGCCAATTACGAGCAGCTGAAGGCGGAACAAAAGACGGCTGAACAAGCCGACCAGATTCCAAGCCCGAAGAAGGAGCCGGAGCCAGCGAATAAGGGACGGGATGATGAACCGACACCGAAACAGAAAAGAAACTTCCGGAACTGGCTCAAAGGTTTTTTCGTGAAAGCCCCGGCAGACGGGGCAGCTTTAGACTGGTAGTCGACAGACTGTATGCGGCTGATAATGGCAGCATCTCCATGGAGTTTGACTTCTCCGAAGAGGTGCTGCGGCGTGCCTTGCTGAACATATACAGCAGGGACTTTCATCCGGCAACCGAAATCGAAATCAACCTGTTCAATGAAATATGGGCAAAGATGGACAAGGCGGCAAAGGAAGGGTTCAGCAAATCCAAGGCCATTACTCCGGACGAGGATTTCAGAAATGCCATACTCCGGAACAATGCCGTATTCTCGGCATTCAAGGTACATCGTATGCAGAATGACATGGCACGACTTTTATTGGATTCAAACGGCATTTTAAAACCGTTCGACAAATGGGTACAGGAAGTCTTGCCCATTGCTTCCCATCAGGTTCGTCACTGGCTGCGGACGGAGTATGATACGGCGGTCATCCGGGCGCATCAGGCGGCTGACTGGCAACAGTTCCTGCGCGAACGCGATATTCTGCCCAACCTCAAATGGCTACCGTCCACCTCCATTCATCCGGGGGCTGACCACCGCCCGTTCTGGAATACCATCCGGCCGATTGATGACACGTTCTGGAACATCCACCGACCGGGCGACCGGTGGAACTGCAAGTGCGACCTCACTGCCACCGACGAGGAGCCGACACCACTTCCGGACGAAGACGACAAGAACAAGCCCCAGCCCGGACTGGATAACAATCCGGGAACGGACGGCAAACTGTTTTCCGACAATCATCCATATCAGGCAGAAGCCCACAAGGGTGCCCAAAAAGCGGTGGATAAACTTATGGCCCGTATTGACGAGATGATTGCGGAAATGCCGGACTACCTTACCGGGGAGGAAAAAATGGCCATTGCCCGGAACAACCTCGAAATGGAAAAGGCTCTTAAAATCAAAAAAGGAAAACCTATGGATGTGGATAAGGCGGACAAACAGAATGCAAATCCCAAACATGTGGAAGAGTATATTTTGGATTCCAAAGGAATATACCGCGATAAAAGGGGAAACAGATACCGGAAGAACAGCGATTACGATAAAAAACGGGATACTCCATACAGTATCAACTGCCAGACTTGCGCACCGGCATACGCTTTACGATTACGTGGATGGGATATTACCGCCAAAGGCAATGTCGCAGGGTCTAAACTTGAATATCTGAGTAATGGACGTGCTTTTGAAGTCTGGAAAAACACCGACGGTACTCCGGCGCAACATATAAGTATAAACAGCTGGCTTGCGCACAAAGGATACCTGAAAATGACCCCTAAAAGGTACATGGAGTATTTCAATGAGGTATGTAAGGAAGAAGGCGTGTATGAATTGTGCATCGGCTGGAAAAGTGGAGGAGGTCATGCTACAATCCTGCAACGGTTTGCGGATGGTGAACTAAGGTATATCGAACCCCAAAGCGATAATTCTGCCGGTTCAGGAATGGAATGGAAAGACGTAAAATATTTATGTGAAATAGGAGCTGCGACTTCCCACAACTGCAGGGGAGTCCTGAGAATTGACAATAAGCTATTCGATGTCTCCTTCCTCGATATTTTCGATACATGAATCGATAACGTCAAGGGATAACGGACCGGTTATTTCGGTTGCGTCTTTACCGTCATACAGATAGACGAAAGGATAACCGGTACAGGAGTCCCCCGGAAACTTGAACACATAGGCTTCCTGGCCTTCATAAATACCAAGGTATTCGAAGGTGTCACCGTATTGCTCAATAAGTACACGGGCCTCGTTCTTTACTTGTTCCGGTATATTCATAACGCATAAAAGGCATATTGGAAGCCTCGGTTGCAAAGTTATAAATTATTCTTGAATTACTGATGATTATGGACATAAAAGATTTTACGGAAATGATAAAGCGGAAACGTGACAGGCTGGACAGTATGATGCGCCGCAAAATGCCAGTCATGGTAGGACGAATGGCCAAAGACCATTTTCAGGATAACTTCCGGCAGGGTGGATTTGTCAATGGCGGTCTTCACCCTTGGCCCAAAGCCAAACGGCTGTCCTCGGGAGGTTCCGATGCCGCCAGCAATTATGGAACGCTGCTCTCCGGCAGGAAACATCTGTTCAAATCGGTCGGATATACACCTGCAGACTACCGGGTAAGGGTATTCAACGAGGTGGTCTATGCACCCATCAACAACTGGGGCGGGGAAATCGATGTCACCGTCACAGACCGCATGAGGCGCTTTGCATGGGCCAAGTTCTACAAGGCTTCGGGAAAAAGAAAAAAAACCGGCACAGGGCAAAAGAAACGCGTCAAACGACGTTCCAAGCCGAAGGAACTGAATCCGCAGGCACAGTTCTGGAGGAACATGGCGCTTACCCAAAAAAAGAAACTGCACATCCGCATCCCGCAGCGCCAGTTCATGGGCGAAAGCGAAGAATTGAACCGGCGTATCCGGGAAAAGGTGGACCAGGAAATTACCAACATTTTAAACCAATAACGATATGGACGAAATTTTTATCGCAATCATGGAACAGATTGCACAGGAAATGCCGGAACTCTCTCTCATCGACGAGGACTACGGACAATTGGAAATGGGAGCAGAAGAAGACCAGTACCCGGTCACTTTCCCTTGTGTATTAATCGGAAATACAAACTCCGACTGGCACGACCTCGGATACGGGGCACAGAAAAGCGAATCCGCACTGACCGTCCGGCTGGCCATCGATTGTTACGACGATACAAGCTACGCATCCGGCACGTATGACAAGGTGAGGGAAAGGCAGCAGCTGGCCAAGAAATTATACAAGTCGCTGCAGTGTCTGCAATGCACGGACAACGCTTCGCCGCTGGTACGCGAGAAAAGCCGTTCGTATGCCATGCCGCATTACATCAAGGTCTATGAAATGACGTTCTCATTCACACTGCACGATGAATCGGCCATGCCGTCATCTTATGGGGAATAGTTCCAGCTGGGCGGCAGTCAGACGGGGGGCTTTCACCTTGGGAACAGGCTTCAGATTGTAGTCTGTTCCCTCACGTGATTTCCGGCGGATGATGGTCATGATACGTTCCTCGGATATAAAGAATTCGCGCTCCGACAACACTTTTAAAGCATCGTCGAACCGCAACCGCTGTATTTCTGTCCAATAGTAGTAACGACGGCATAGTGCCTCGTCACGCAGCTTGATCAGTTCTTTATCCCGTCCTTTGCCCATACATTTTATTTCTCTTACAAAAATAACTGATTTCCATCTATTTTAAGAACAAAAGCGCCGCAATTATAACAACTGCGGCGCTTTCTGTTTATAGGGTTAACGGGTTTCGGCTACAAACGGCAGAAACTGGGTTCAATGCGGGTCCATACGCCGTTTTCAGGGTTGCGGCGGCTGAAGTAGTAGTTGGTGGCATTGCGCTGCACTACATTAGCTTCCTTGAACAGGCGCATGATGTCTGCATACTCTTCATCGAACTTATCTTCCAGTTCATACAGCTTTGAAATGCTCTTGTAGTCCAGGTCGCCCATCTTGTTGCGCTCCAGCAGGGTCATGGCCATCTGATACATCGGATCATCAGAACCTTTCTCGCTGTTCTGCATGTAGCGCTTCAAATAGTCAATCAGACGGTCGGCTGCCATGTCGGCTCGTTCATCGAAGCCTTTCACCTTGTTGCTTTTCACTTCCAGACGGAAGTCTCCGTCCGTAATGGTATAGCTGCGCTGTTCGTCGCTTTTCACCTGGCCGTATTCCTTCATCACCTTGGTAAAGGCATCGGCTTCTTTTTCCAGCCATCCGCGGAACCCGGTCACGGCATTCACCATCTCAAGAACGTTGGTCTTTACTTCGTGCATAAACTCACCGCGTAATGCCTCGTAAGTTTCACGACGGGCGATGCGGTCTTCTTTCTCTTCTTGCTGCAGCTGGGCCATGAGGGCTGCTCGCTGTTCTTTACTCAGGGACTTGATGTCCACACTTTGATTGTTCTTTTCCATTTTAAATCATTTTAGTTGTTAATCAGCTATTACTTTGTCATCCTTCAGCAGCAAAGCGAATGTCCTGTCTCTTTCTGCTTTGGTTTCAAACTTCTTGTATGTCTTCCAGCCACCGTTTATGCCGGTACACATCTTTATCCTCGGGCCTGGATAATCATCCTTTCGTATTATACAGAACCCCGCTTTTATCAGCTTGTCTTGGTCATCTATCCTCATAATCATCCTGCTTTTCCGGTTCATCGTCTATCAGCATGGCCTCCCCATTGGCATACGCCCAGTCGGCCAGTTCGTTGAAAAACTCCGCTGCATCCTGGTTCTCCATATCGGATGTCGTAAGGGTCACGTCTTTTCTTATGCGCTCAAGCGCTTCATGTGCTTTTTTATCCATATTGCTCTATTTATCGGTTAAACCTCCTTTTCGTTGGATAGCCCGCAGTTTGATGGCCAGTTGTTCCAGCTCGGCTGTACTAACCTGAACAAAGGGCTTGCCGGCTATCCGGGGGTTGTTGCAGAATTCGTTCACCCGGTTCCAGTCGGTGGTGTCTATACCCAACTGTTGCATCAGCTTCAGGCAGACGCTGCGTTTCCGTCGCAGTTCCTCGCGAAGTTTCTGCCGCCATTCGTCTTGTCCGCTCAGTTTCTCCAGAGCAGTACAACAAACTTCATACTCCTTGGCCGTCATTTCCTTCAGACTGTCTGTCCGGTTCCACGTGTACTGCAGCACGATTTGTTTTTTGAATTCCTCCCGATCGCCCTGATAAGGCAGTTTGTTGAACAATGCATAGAACCGGGCGAAATTGGTTACTTCCTGTGCCATATCATCCTTTCACTTTTTTCTCCACTGAAAGAATTGCCAAACTTATCATCATAAGTTTTACAGACTGGCTGTCCTCTTCAAACAAATCAATATCCGCAACCACAGGCTCACCGCTCATGGTGTTCCATATTTGCTCTACCTCTTTCGTCTTCTTTTGATTCATCAAAAAGAGATACGCGTCATACTCGGAACGGTCAAATTCAAATACGACCTGAACTTTCTGTTTTTCTTCCATACATTCACTATTAAAAGGTTATTCAAACAATACTTTAATGCCACACGAACTGGCTACGTCAAGCTCCAGTTTGGCTCCCTTGCTCAGTTCCCAGTCCTTCAGCATGTAGATATAGTCACAAGCCAGCAACAGGGCAATGTCGGCCCGCATGTGGGCTCTCCAATGAGCTTCATCCGGCAATCCGTTCCTGAAAGGGTTTACAGGATCATAGCCTTGTGCCATCAGTTTCTCCTCGGCACGGCTGAAGGCTTCCTTGCGCTCATTCATATCATAGTGCGCGATGGCTCCGCTGATGTACACTTTCCCGGCACCGGTCGCTTCACCACGTTGAAAAGCCTTGTGTCGTTCCCACCGTTCCGGAACCACCACACTGTAGTTGCACGATTGGCAGCAGCAGCCTTCTTCTTTCACCGGGAACGGATTGTATCCGTAGCCCTCATACTCTTTGCCGCAGATGCAGCACACTTTCTTTTCTTCTTTCTTTTCCATCACTTCAAATCTTTAATGTTTATTTGGCAGGACGGATGCCATACCTGAATATTCCGAGCAAACATCACATCCCTGGTTTCTATCACTACGTGTCCCTTTGTCTTGGCCCTGCGCAGACGGAGGTCGCTTTGTATGTTACGTTCTACCCAATCGTCCACCACGGCCTCCGCTTCCTGTTCTTTCAGGAGTATCTGGTACAGCTTATTCTCCCATTCCATCATTCAAATAATCCTCCATATTATCGTCCTTCAATGTTTTGGCAGCACCTTCTTCCCATATCACGTAGGGCTCACCGGGCCGCTCCATAAAGCGGCTTTTGCACCAGGCTTTGAAACAGCTTACCATGATTTTCACATCGGCATCATATTCCACCTTGCGGGCGCTTCTACCTGCCGGATGAAGCCCCTCGGCATGGCTGATGAAGATAAACAGTTTCTTGGGATGACGTTCCTTGAACTCCTTGTAGGTTTTGTAGTTCAAGCCGCTGTATTGGAAGCTGTCGATAATCACGATTCCGGGACTGCCTCTGCGCCGTAACCGTTCCTCCAATTGCTCCATCGGTTCCCGGTCAAGGATAATCAGCTTCTTTTTCACTTCACCCATCTTGTGCCGTTTCAGGCTCATCTGGAACGACAAACCGGTACTTTCTTCCAAACTGTCATAAATTACGCGTCCGAAGCTACACAGGTACTTGGCCAGCTGCATCACAAAGCTGCTCTTACCGTTTCCGCTGGCTCCCCAAATAATCCACACGCCGCTCTTGGCCGGGTTGCCTATCGAGGTTTGCCAGTCCCCGGAAAACTCGAACCGGGGAATCTTCATGTTCAGCACCTCACCGGGACTGTAGGCTCTCTTCAGTTTCACGGTTACCTCCTTTCAATTCTTCAATAAGAGCATCAGCATAGTCCACAGCAAGTCTGGCAACTTGTTTTATAGACATTATACCTGATGAATTGCTTCTTACTACCGGAAGCATGCTTTTGGCAATTTCATATCTGCGCTGTTCCCAGTCTATCTCATTCGCTTTTCTCATCTCGCGATGGATACCGATAACAGCATCCATCGCTTGCATTTCTATCTTGCTTATCATGCCTGCATCCTCCTTAATTTTTCGATTTCGGTATATACGCGCCGCAAGCCGCCTCCGGTGCTATGAACAATCTTGGCAATGTCGGCACCGTCCGGGGCATTGATTTTTGCGACGATGGCAGCCTGTGCCTTCAGAAACTTTTCGCGTTCCTGCGCATCGTCCGGGGTCACCTTGCTGTAGGAGTCACCGTAGCGGCTCAACATTTCGGTATAGCCCACCTTCTTGCCTTCGATGGCGCGGTTGATCTTCTCCTTTAATCCGTCGGCACCCATCATATACCAGGCACAGCAGCGTTCCGTAGCGTTCCAAAGCGCCTTTAACTCCAGGAAGGCTTCATACTGCAGGTCCCCGGCTTCATCCAGGATAACCAGGGGCGTATCAATCGTGCGCAGGTAGGCCACCAGATCCTCATACACGTCGCTATAGCGTCCGTTGCTGGTCACACCGAATTCCTTGGCAATGTAGCGTATCAGCTTCAGTTTGGTCTTCACCTGGCTGCAGTCCACATATACGGCGTGCTTGTGCTGCTTCACGTAAGCTTTCGCTGTAAAGGTCTTGCCGATATTGGGCATATCGCACAGGATGGCACTCAGCCCGCTTCCCTGGCACACTTCCAGCTGCTTGCTCACAAACACGTAGGTCGGGGTCTGTGCTGCCAGCCAAGGTATTTCTGTACGCAGTTGCACGCCTAATCTTCGGGCTATACCTACCCAGTTGGCATCACTGACCTGCTTTTCATAATTGCCCCGCTTGATGGCATTGTAAACGCTGGGGGCTATGCCCAGTGCCGTGGCATGGCGGTTGTCACTGGGATAATTTTCACGGTCGGCGGCTATCGCTGCCACAATACGTTGCTTTACTTCATTTGTTATTTCCATTTGAATGCTGTTTTAAATTCGTTCTAACGTCGTTAATTATATCTTGGCTACTGCATCATGCTCGAAGGCACTGATGTCCATATAGGCTGAGTAATCTTCTTCCTCGGCTTGTGCAGGAAGGGGAACGGCTTCCGCCTGTACCTCTGTTATCAGCTTTGCCTCCTCTTTGGCAAGGATGCCCACACGCTTGATCTTGCCGTCCTTCATCATCTTGTCGAATTGAGCTACATACTTGGACTGTTCGGTATAGGCTGCCTTGTCGTACTCGGTCTGCTCGGCTGTATTCTCATTGTAACGGGCTACGGGCTTGCAGGTGGCGATATATCGTCCGTTCTGGTAGATATATACCTCGTTGATGGTTCCGTCGGCATCGGGCAGATAATAGGCATCTACCTTGTAGTTCCTCGGCTCCAGCTTTTCGATGATTTCCGGGCTGGGCAGTCCGTATTGGTTGTACATCACCGTGCAGTAGGTGTTCTGCCGGATGGTTGTTTCGGTGTGCTGTCCGATGAACCGGTAAAGAACGGCCTTGTCCCAAGGTGCAAGGTTCGGGTTCTGATGGGCGCAAAGCACATCCCAACGGCTCATGCCCGGATAGCGCTTTTGGTTGGGGTGAGGCTGTGCGTTGAAGGTCTCAATGGCGCGTATATCATCGGCTACCAATTCTTCATAACTATAGGTCTTCACCTTGTAGGTGTTGTTCTTTTCGTCATACACCTTTTCTTCCTTCGGGCGGTTGGCCTCCAGCTTGGCATACCATCGGCCGATACCTACCTGCGTGCGTTTCTCCACACCGTATTTCTTTTCGCGGTTCTTGTGCTCGGCACGTTTTTCACGCGAGTTCCCGGGGTTACACCAGCGGATCAGGGGGAAGACGGTACCGGCTTGCATCAATCCGTCGGCAAAGTCGCTTACCAGGTGGTGTTCCACTTCTAACTCGGCGGGGATATACATGCCGTTCCGGTCCAGGGTCTGGAACATGTTTCGCATGCAGTCTAAAAATAACTCGGTAGTCTTGTACCGGTTGTAGGCATATCCCACCACAGCACCGCTCACCACATCGTAGGCATAATAGGCTTTCACTCGGTTGCCATCCTTCATTGGGCGCGGCAGGTCGCGGTCGTCAAGAGAAACCTTACTCAAGGAATATTCACCGATGCTGCGCAGATGATAAGGACGGTAGGCATTGTTGAAATCCCATTGGCTCATGTGCAGCTTACCGCGAAGGGCCTTGTTCTTGGGGTTGTTCAGGTAGTTGGCTACTGTGGCCGGGCTCAATACCAGCGGATTTCCATCCTTGTCGGTAAAGTCTGCCGGATTCAACACCTCGCCGGTTTCGGGGTCATATAGCTCCAGTTCTCCTTGCACAAATAGATTGTACTGTTCCCACACGGTGGTATTGAAGGGCTGCTCCGGTTGGGCATCGATGCTCAGCAGCAGGCGTTCAATGTCATAGGTCACTTTCCGGCGGTTCTGGTTCATGAACTTGCGGCTGATAAGGCTTTCATAGCCGTTGGCCTTGAAGTCATTCACACGCTTCTTGAAGCGGTTGGAACTGACAGGCAAGGTATGTCCGAACTCTGCTTGGTAGTAACTGATGGCTCCTGCCAGTTCGCCCCAGTTCACCGGCCCGGCCTTCATGGCCTTTCGCATAAACGTGGCATCCTCCATGGCACGCATCACTGCCTCAATTACCGAAGCGTTTACCGTATATTCTTGGATGTGTTCCGGTGGCAGTGTATCTCCGTTGTCAAAACGGAACCGGGTGTAAAATTCCCGGGCTTTCGCATCGATGTGGTAATGGCTGCCGAGCCAGTTTCTTATTACGTCTTCTTTCATATCTCCGTATTTTAGTTTTATCCTTTCCTGAAACCGTAGGGGCATGGTGGCTATTTCTACCAAAACGTAACCTCCCAGACCTCTTCCGGATCGAACTACATTGATTTTCTCCTTTGCCGCTAACTTCTTGTAATTGGGTATCGACATGATGGGAGCAAGTTCTTCTTCGGAAAGAGTGGAAGGATGAACTCCTTTCAGCGTGCGGCTTCTGCTGTAGTCTGCCTTTCCGTTCACCATCACCGGTCGGTCATCGTAAGTCAGGTCATTGTAGGATATGCACAATATCTTTCCATAATACTCCATTTCATTTCTATTTATAAGGCAGATGCCATCTGTTGGGTCTCGTGCTGCAGCTGCATGAAATCCGATACAAATTCACATTGGTAGGTTTCAGTCCGTTTTCCGTCCACGTACACATCCACATCATTGGTCTTTCTGTGGACCACGAGTTTTACACGGGGACCGAAAGTGCAGGTCATGGTCTTCTCGCACTCCTCGAAGGTGGTTTCGCAGTTCGGGATGAAGTTCCCGTCAGTCAGTTTGCCGCCTCGCTTCAGGGCAAGAGTGCGTATCCGGCGCGCCTGATCGCTGTCACGGACAAAATTCAGTGCTTGCCACACAGCCTGACGGCTGCATCCGAATGTCTTCATCAAGAAGGTCTTGGTCTCGTTATCTGTCAAAATCTGCTTTCTCATATCGTCATACTTTTTAATCGTTATCGTTCGTTCAAAGGTTTTCAACGGCTTCCGCTATTTCCTAATCACCCGTCAGTATTTCATGAAGGCGTGTCCCTTTCTGCAGTTCTTCGACCAGCACCTGCATCGCTTCCTCACACACACAGCTCACATTCTCTATCACCCGGTAGGCATCCGAGTTGCTTATCTCATCCTCCGTCATGAATTGTCCAGCCAGCTCCATCGCCTGGTCGGCAATATTCTGCGTATGTGCCGTACTGCCTATCATCGTGCGCAACTTCTGTTTGAACAGACTCTCTGCTGTTCTCGGATTGAAATTCTTTGCCATAACTCTAAATTTTAAAAGTTTATATCGTGGGGCGCGGGGAATCGAACCCCGACGGCTTTCTACGCTTTCTTATTTCGATTTACCAACTCTCCGGCCGTGCCTGCCGCCCCTGCCCGTCTTTCCGGGCTGCCAGTTATCCGGCAATCTATTTGCCTTGTTCTTCTATCATCGAAAGGACAACCATCCTGTCTTCATCCCAAAGCGGAAGCCCCAATTCAATGGTCCGTTTCACCACTTCCATCTCACCGACCAGCCCTACCGCTTCTTTGCGGAAATCGGTATCGTCATACGCATGTGCCTTGCCAATCAGAAAATCGGTCAGGTTGTCGATAACTTCCTTTTGACGTTCACATTTCATTTCATAGTTCAGCACTCGCACATGAACATCGCGGATAATCCGGCTGTCCCCATGTTTCTTGAAATCTTTGCAGAACTCATCCTTGTTCATCGAAGTGTTCAGATAAACCGCATGGATGTAATCAAAATCCTCTGCTGTAGGGGTTATCCCCGTCCGTTCCATAAATTCTTGCTGTGTCATAAACTCACTTATTTTATTGTATTATTCTGCATCTTCAATTTTGAAAGAAAAGCACTTATCCGCCAATACTCTTTTTACAAAGTCTAAGTCGTATCTATCAGCTGAAAAGAAAACTGCCTGATAATCTACACTGGGATAAGCCTTGATTGCTGTTGTATCTACCATCTTCTTGACCAGTCCGTAAAGAGCTTCGGCGGTCTCGGCTGTTGCTTGAGCTATAATTACTTTTGCTTTCATTTTCTTTAATCCTTAAAATTCGCTAATCACACGCCTTTTTTGTATATTTGGCGCGCTGTTTACATCTTAAACACGCTGCAAATATATAGAATTATTTCAATACATCAAACTAAATATGGAAGAAAATCAATATAAGGATATGAATTTTATAGAAAGACTTCAATATTTCATGGAGAAAAAGGGCATAAATGACAATCAAATGACTGTTAATGCCGGTCTTTCTGTTGGACTTATTGGGAAAGCAAAGGTGTCTGGCAAAGGCATGAGCTCAATGAATATTGAAAAAATTCTATTAGCCTATCCGGAATTATCTGCCGATTGGTTACTTACTGGTGCAGGAAGCATGTTGAAAGATGATTTGAACGGCATTAAAACAATAGACGAAGCAAATTCTTCGACTCTGCCTACCACATCTATGAACCCATCCATCGGTACACCATACTACGATGTGGACTTTATCGGGGGCTTTGATGAAGTGTTTAATTCACAGGTAAACATACCTGCCACCAACATTGTAATAAGGGGATTCGAAAAAGCCAGCCTTTGGTGCAATGTCACCGGGCACTCCATGGAACCCAAAATAAACCATGGCGACATCATTGCCCTGCACCAATGCACACTCAACGACATCCAATATGGCGAAATCTATGCAGTGGTGTTGGATACCATCCGCACCATTAAAATCCTCCGCAGGTCGCCGGATCCGGACAAGCTGCGCTTCATCCCCATCAACACCAATGACTACGATGAACAGGAATTCGACAAATCACGCATCATCAATGTCTTTGAAGTAATCGGAAGTATCAGCAAGTTCTTCTAAGTGGTACACGCATGCCTCCTACAGAAGGCTAAAAAAGGACGCACGCACACACTTTTGAAGGAATTTACCTGAAGCAAACTCGTAAATACACTGTAAATCAAAGGATTTATTTTATTATAATAAGGTATATCACACAAACAAGTGTCGTTTTTCCTCTCTGAAAACAGAGAAAAACGGCACTTGCTTTCATTTATAACATAGTTTCCTATTTCGGGCGTACCCTCTGAGAACTGAAAAAGTAACCCCTAAAGTAACCCCTAACTTAAAGAAGTAGTAACCCCTAACAGTAACCCCAATAGTAACCCCTAACCAAATAAAACCAACCGTAGGGGCATAAAAAAAGGGAGCCATAAGCTCCCCAATCAGCATTCAAAGAAATAACGCCTACAAGCCTTTCTAACGGCGCTATTATATCGTTCTAACCATTCCCTTACTACCACCCGAGATGAGCGTAGATTGCTTAATTATAGCCTTTTTCGTGCATATTGTGCCGTTACCAGACAGCCCGGCATGAAGCAGGTAATTCTTGGTTGCCCCCACCTGATCTGCCGTCAGAACCGTATAAACAGCCGATATACTGCTGAAATACCAATCTTTCTGCTTCGTCCCGTCTATTTTATGCAGCAAATGCACATGAATCACTTTTGCCATATTCGTTTCTATTATGCTGCAAATATACCAAATAATACTTATTTGGAAGAATTTTAAGGCAACATCTTTAAAAATAGGCACAAAAAAACGGCCACACAGCCGTTCACACCATCATATAACAAAATCCATCAACCCAGCCATAAAACGGCCACACAGCCGAAAATAAAACCCTTCCAGGCCGTTTTAGCCCCATCTGCAAGCCCGATGTAAAGCAATCCCCCGAATATCCGAAGAAAAGCCCCTCAAACGTAAAGCAGATGTAAGCCATGTAAAGAGAAAAACCGCTTCGAAATATTCAGCCCATTTTCCCGATCATGCCTAAACCCTTTGGTTTTCAAAACCTTTCGCCCATTTTTCCCGACCATTGAAAAAACCGCTTCGTTCTATGCCCCATACATTGATACTTATTCGTTTTTAATTTATGGAATAATCGGAATTTTTGTATTTTTGTTTGCTGCTTATAACCTAGAGAAAAAATATCCAATGAAGAAAATGCGTTTATTGCTTATTTGTGCAAGTATATTGACAGTCACAGGAAGTTTCTTCTCGTGTGAAAACGAAAAAGATGCTTCTTTATACCTTCGGGCCGACTCACTTAATCAAGTTGCTTATAAAGTGCGTTACAAAGATTTGAAGGCTTCTTGCAAAGCTGCCCATGAAGCATATCGTTTTTCTTTGAACAATTCTTCCTTGCGTGCCGAAGCACTGAATAATATAGGATTTTGTGCCTTTATTCACATGGATTTTGAAACGGCTGAAAAGTTCTTTCAACAAGTATACGAAACAACGACAAATGAACTTGAGCGTCTGATAGCTGACATTGGCATGATGAAGATTTGCCAGCGTACCGCCATGAATAAAGAATTTTATGATTACCGTAACAGTGCCTTACGCCGTATGAAGCGTATTAACGATGATCGTTCTGCCATCACCGATCCTACGATATTAGAACGTTTGAACTATGCACATTCCGAGTTCTCGATTGCATCAGCCATCTACTATTATTATTTACAGCAAGAACAGCAGTCTTTGGAGGCCATAAATGAAATTAAAGTAGACGAAGGACTGGAACGCGACACGGCACAACTGCTCTATTATTATTACATGAAAGGTTCGGGAGGTATGTATGAAGCACCTACACAAGAGGAAGTTGTATTGGGCGAGTTTAATTACTTAGTGGATTGTTTGCGCATCAGTCATGATTTAGGATATGTATACTTTGAAGCTAATGCTTCGCAAGCAATGGCGGAATTACTGAAAGAGAGAAAGAATTATGATTTGTTGATGGCACGCCGTCCCAGTGTGATGAGAGGCATTAATACAGAAGATTTACCATGGGAAGAATTGGTGATGTCTTTTGCCGAAAATGCTCTACAATTATTTAAAACCTATGGAGATTTATATCAGATATCTGGAACTTATCGCACTTTGGCCTCCTGTTGTAATGAGCAAGGAAGGTATGAGGAAGCATTAAGTTATCTATCTGAGGCTTTAGGATATGTGAACCGCCATCATGAGAAATTTTATCATTGTACAGATACGACAGATCGTCTTCGCCCTTATGTTCCCATGGCATCCACTTCCATCGAACTTCAATGGATTAATGATGATGGTATCAAAACGGTTCCCGAATGGATTGCCCGCTTTCGTGAACAACTTAGTGTAACTTATGCTGCCCTGGGAATGAAACCGGAATCTGATTATAACAGAAACATTTATCTTGATATACTTGATTATACACGACAAGACAAAGAACTGGAAAGCCGCTATATTGCATTAGAAAAGGAATCCGAGCAATTAACCGGCTTATTGGCTGTTGTCATTATCGGAATTATAGTACTGATTGTGCTGTTCTGGATACTAAACAGACAATGGAAAGTTCGCAATACATTATATATTGCCAAGTTGAAACGTACTCTCGATATTTGCAGAAAGATTACAGCTTCCGTACCTTCGGATGCAAATGAAGTGGATGATGTCATAAGTGCCATGCACACTGCAGTAGGTGAAGATATTCTGCAGTTGATAGGAGCATCGCTATTGCAAATTGTCGTTTACGAAAATGAAACGAAACAACCGATACAGTATGATGGCAGTTGTACTCGGTTTATTCTAAGTGTCCCCAACAAAGAACAACCGTTAGGAGAAATAAACTTGTATTCTTCACAGAAAATGAAAAAGGATGATAAAGCTTTGATGAAGGTTATAATTCCTTATATATCATGGACATTGGAAAACGGACTGGCTTTTATTTCATTGGGAGATGAACGCAAACGGCTGGAAAAAGAACAATATATACACGAACAACATTTGGCAGAAAACAAACGGCAAAATCTGGTAAAGAAAGCATGTCTCTTCATTGTTATGGGTATCATGCCTTATATCGACCGTATTATTAATGAGACGCATAAGCTTACAGTGAATAATTATATTGACAATGAAGACATTAAGAAAAGCAAATATCATTATATAGATGAATTGATAACCCGTATCAACGAGTATAACGACATCCTGGCTTTATGGATAAAGATGAAACAAGGAACACTTAGTTTAAGTATTGAAAATTTTGAATTAAATGACCTGTTTAAGGTCTTAGTCAAAGGAAGAAAGACCTTCGAAATGAAGCAACAGACATTGACGATAATACCTACCGAAGCCATAGTAAAGGCAGATAAGGCACTAACACTCTTTATGATTAACACTCTAATGGAAAATGCCCGTAAGTATACCCAACAAGGAGGGAAAATTTCTGTGTATGCAGAAGAAAACGAAAATTATGTAGAAATATCTATTCAAGATAATGGTTTGGGGCTTTCTGTAGAAGACAAAGAACGAATATTGAGTGAAAAAGTATATGATTCCGGAAAAATTGGTTTACAAAGTACCGAGAATGCAGCAGAACTTCAAAAGAATAAAGGACATGGGTTCGGACTGATGAATTGTAAAGGCATTATCGATAAATATAGAAAAACGAACGACATCTTTCGAATATGCACATTTAATATTGAAAGTGAACCGGGCAGAGGCAGCCGCTTTTATTTTCGCCTCCCCAAAGGAATACGGAAAATACTGATGTTGATTCTTATATCTACTCTATCGCTATTGAGCAGTTGTGGAGAGAATCATTTGGAGCGACAGGAAACAATGACACCGGAAGACTCCGTCCAATGCTATGACAAATGGTTAACGGCAGCAAATAATTATGCTTATGATGTATACAATTGCAATATCGAAGGACTTTATCAACAAGCCTTATCATATGCTGACAGCGCATTATTTTGCCTGAATGCCCACTATAAACAGTATTCTCATCAAACAGCACCTTTATTGAGATTGGAAGGAGAAGGGACGGCAGCCGAACTGGAGTGGTTCAATAATCATTTTGACACGGATTATTATACCCTGCTGGACGTACGTAATGAATCAGCAGTGGCATTTTTGGCGTTAGGCCATTTAGATGCTTATCGATACAATAACAATGCATATACTGCGCTTTATAAACAGATAAGTGAAGATACTTCTCTTGAGGAATATTGCCGGCAGATGCAACTGTCGGCAAATAATAAGATTGTCGCTATTATTCTTTGTATTATCATATTGCTGCTGTTACTGACAGGTTATTATTTGCTTTATTTTCGCCATCGTTTGCTGTACCGGTATAATTTGGAGCAGGTGCTTGAGATTAATAAACAGGTTTTTACAGGATCTTTGCTGAACGAACAGGCCGACAAAGATATTGCGGAAAGTTTGGTTAATGCCATGTTTGAGGGAATAAATGAATTAATTGCCATTGATGTACTTGGCATAGCCGTTTATAGTGAAGACAGTCATAACTTGAAATGCAGTTTTTCTTTATCGGATGAGGGAAATGAGGATATGCGTGAACTTATGACACGTTGTTTTGAGACACAGACTGTATATTGGACAGAAAAAAATCGCATTAAATGCCTTCCTTTGTGGGTGGAAACCGGAGGAGAAAATCGTTGCACCGGTGTACTGGCTTTAAGATGTTCTTTTGATAGCGAGCGCGAAGATGACCGCTTAATGGTAGAGTTAGTAGCCGGATATGTTGCTATAATCGCTTATAATGCGGTGGTGCTGATGGCACAAAAATATCGTGATATAGAGACGGCTCAAGACGATGCTCGCCGGGCTATCCGTGAAGAAAACCAGCTTCATGTACAGAATTTAGTTTTGGACAACTGTTTGTCCACCATTAAGCATGAAACAATTTATTATCCTAATAAAATAAAGCAGATTATCGACAAACTAAACAATGAACCGGTTCGTGAGAACGAAAGAAGACAAATAGAGACTGTAAGTGAGCTGATTAGTTATTACAAAGATATTTTTACAATATTAAGTTCCTGTGCTGCTCGACAATTAGAAGAAATAACTTTTAAACGCAGTATTGTAAAGGCCCAGGATTTAGCTGATTATGCAGAACGCTACATGAAACGTGTGGGAAAACGTTTTTTTTGTAAAGTAGAACTAAAAATAAAAGTGGAAAATGTTTCAATGCTTGGAGATATGATTCAATTAAAATATATGCTTGAAAATTTAATAGATGAAGCCTTGTCTTATGAGGTTGACGGAAGACTGTATTTACATATATATAAGGACACAGACTTTGCCAGGTTCGACTTTATAGATAAACGTCGCGATAAAACTCAAGAAGAACTGAATCAATTATTCTATCCGCATTTATCACGAATGAAACGTGGTAGTGAAGGAGTTCTGACAGGTACGGAATATCTAATATGCAAGCAGGTAATTCGTGAACATGACGAGTTTGCAGGCAAGCGTGGCTGTCGTATTAATGCCCAGCCGGTAAGCAATGGAGGTTTTATGATATGGTTTACTATTCCTGCAAGATAACAAAATAATGAAATATAATAAATCAAGATAATATGGAAAGCAAGAAATTTAAAGTTATAATTGTTGAAGACGTTAAGTTAGAATTAAAAGGTACTGAAGAGATTTTCAGACATGAAATTCCTAATGCCGAGGTGATTGGTACAGCTATGACTGAAAATGAATTTTGGGAACTTCTTAAAGTACATACTCCTGACATGGTATTACTCGATTTAGGATTGGGTGGTTCCACTACCATAGGTGTAGATATATGTTCTTCTTTACGGAAGAATCACCCTGAAATAAAAGTACTTATATTCACAGGTGAGGTGTTGAATGAAAAGCTTTGGGTAGATGTTTTGAATGCCGGTGCAGATGGTATTATTCTCAAAACAGGCGAGCTTCTGACGGCGACCGATGTGCAAGCCGTAATGGATGGTAAGAAACTTGTGTTTAATTATCCCATACTCGAAAAAATAATAGAACGCTTCAAACAATCTGTCGCGCAAGAACAACGCCGGCAGGAAGCTATCATCAATTATGATATTGATGAATATGACGAACGTCTTCTTCGACATTTGGCACTAGGGTATACCAAAGAAATGATTACAAATCTAAAAGGTATGCCTTTCGGTGTAAAATCAATAGAAAAGCGGCAAAACGATCTTATTAATCGCTTGTTTACTATTAATGAGCGAAGCGGTGTCAATGCATGTCGTCTTGTAACGCGCGCTTTAGAGTTGCGTATTATTGATATTGATAATTTAGAGCCGGATGAAGAATAATTACTATTTTCCCCATGTAGCTACATTCTTCTTTTTATTGACAGTAATAGTGGCATTAGTCTCATGGATAGGCAGTATTTACGGGCTTGGCACAGTGCAAAGTCTGCTTAGTCCGGAAGGTATCCGCTGGGAGCTTAGACATATTACAAGTAATTATGTTAAGGCTCCTGCTTTGGGAATTATAATGATCTTACTCTTTGGTCTTGGAATAGCTTCTTATAGTGGCATGGTTAATGCCATTGGCAGGATTTTGAAAAGAGGAAAGCAGTTAACGCGAAAAGAAAAGCGTGCCCTACTGTTTTCTGCTTGTATTTTATTTATCTATTCGTTGACAATCATCATGACTACTTTTGCTCCTTGGACGATATTGCGAAGTATTACCGGCTCTTTAGAAAATTCACCTTTTCAGCAAGGCATATATTATCTTATTTCATTCGGGATAGGTTTGTCAGGAGTAGTTTTTGGCTATACTTCCGGGCGTTTTCGTAATGACAGAGATATAATTCGAGGAATGACTTTCTTATTTATTCGCTTTGCCGATTATTTTGTTATTTTGTTTTTTATTGTTCAGTTCTTCTCTTCCCTACTATATACTAATTTGACAGAATGGATTGGAATAGACTCAAGCATAATGGTTTACGTCTTTCATGTTTGTTGTTTTATTCCTTTTATTGGAATGTTAAATAGAAAAAAATAAGTTATGAGCGAAAAAAAGTTGCTAAGATTTTTGGAACTTTTGATAAAAGCTATTATCTTTGCACCCGCAAACAAGGATGGTTCCGTAGCTCAGCTGGATAGAGCAACGCCCTTCTAAGGCGTGGGTCCTGCGTTCGAATCGCAGCGGAATCACTTTTACAAAACGCTGATTACCAATAAGGTAATCGGCGTTTTTTTCTTCTAAAGCAGCTGCTCTGGGCTCAGTTTGAAAACTTGGGGGAATTAGTTAAAAACACTATCTTTGTGGCATGAAACAGAACCTTCACCCCCCTGCCACTCCACTGGAGATGTTGAGCTT